GCCTTTATTATCATTAAAAGCTGGATAATCCGCATCATTATGCATTGTTCCAAATTGCCAAGAAACAGCTGGAAGATAAAGATAATATGTTCCGTCTTGAGGGTATCTACTATCATGGTCATGGTCTCCTTCTGCTACTTGACCAGAACCAGTACCCAAAATTAAATTAAATCCAGTGTTTTCCGAAAAGGCTTCTTTTAATCCAGCTTCTGTAGGTGTTTGATTAATCCAATCACCACCAGTATCATAAGCAAGAACCTCATTGTTAGCTGGTGTGCCACTGATGACTACATCACCAATATCAGTAAGATTATCAACGCCAGTACTAAACTCAGCCCAAGCACTCCCACTATAAACATAATAAACATCTTCATCTTCAACCCAAGCCATCATCCCTTCACTTGGAGATATGAAAATCCATGCATCTTGATATTCTGTTATATAGTTTTCATAACCAGTCCAATCCCCACTTGCTGTAGCAATGATAAGATAACGATTGCCGTTACTTCCAACTGGAGGAGATGTTAGGCGGTCTAGAACACTGTCTTGAAAATCACCTTGAGTATAAAGAGGGTCTGAACCCCATTCATCATATGCATATTCTGTTCCATTTATTACTGCATAAAGGCCATCATCTGTAGCATAGATACCATATTCCCAATCAAGTGTTGTAGGGTCATTTATATCTGTTGCTGAGGCTATTCCTATTCCAGCCAATTGGTTTGATGTTCCTTTATCCATCAAAATAAAACAAGCACTATCTTCTTCAAATCCTCTATTACCAGTCCCACTACCATCAGCTATTACACCAGTTGCATCATTAGCTGTATAGCTATTTCTATCTATAAAAGCAAATGTAAAACTATCATCTGATGCGTGTTTGTTTGTCCCACCTATACGATAATCTACCATGTTATTCCACCATCTCCTTTCTTGTACCTTGTTTTGCTGTTTGTATGTCCCCGTTTTCCAACTTTACTGCAATTGGATAACTTGAATCTATAACTGTTGCTGGTGCTGGGACTATTGGTACCATTCCTACTAACCCCACTGCATAATTTATGCTTCCAGCCATTGTTGTTAATTTTCCAAGACTATTTCCAACACCATAGCTTGTAATATCACCATCAGCTACAACAGCATGAGTACCACTGTTAAATACTACATCTCCAGTGGTAGTTATATTTAAATCCCCAGAACCACTTATATCTATATCTCCACTTGCACTAATAACTAAAGTTGTTGTTCCAACAGTTATTGAAACAGAACCATCTGTAGCTACATCATCTGTTCCATCTATTTCTATAGAAATTGTTTTGTCTGGTATATCTAAGATTATTTTACCTTCTTCAGCTGGGTCAGTTATCTCATCATCTAAAATAGAAGGCTCATGTGTTCCCCAAGCATATGCCCCTTCATAGAGTAGGTCTGTATCTTTATAAACATTAACCCTATAACCTTTAGATTCGCTTAATGTCCATTGTTCCTCATTCATATAGAATTTTTGTCCTAATCTATCCATGATTAAAAATGACGTGTGGTCTTCTAATTTCTCGTTTTTAGGAACGAGAGGAGTGTTAGTAAAAGGACTTGAACCATCAAACCTTTTAGTTATATACCATTCTGGGGCAAACTCACCATCTATTGTTGCTCTATTAATATTGTTACCTAATAGAATCATTTTTCTATTATATTGTTCTCTAACAAAACCAGTTAATTGTACAGTGGGTTTCTTATCAGTCTCACCACCTTCTGTAAGCACCCCATAAGGGTCATTATAAATAGTATAATAAGCATCTGTATTTGCTCTGGTATTATAGGTATGTAGTCCATGAAATTCTACAGAGGTTGAAGGTTTTGTCTCAGTAAAGGAATCAGCAAGATTTCTAGTAAATCCACTAAAACATACACTTCCATTCTCTTCCAAACTTAATGACTTATATGATTCTCCTACAAAACCCTCATAAACATCATCATTAAAAGCCATTTGTAGAAAATCTTTTGGTGAACGAAGTGTTGATAAAACTCTAGTTGAAGTTACTCCACCATAAGGAATATTACTATTTGTATAATCGTCACGAACTTCTCTTCTAAACTCCATTTTTGCACTCATTGTAACACCTCATATAATCCTAATTTGTTTTGAATGCTAGCTGCAAGTCTTGTAGTTAAGTCTTTCTCTTCGAAGTTTATTACCCAATTAAATGGGTTGTTTGTCAAATAACATTTTCTTGTAAAACCAGATGTCCCACCAGCATCACCAACATAGATGACTCTTTTCCAACAGAATAATGGTGTCTCTCTCATCTCTTCTGGTAGATAAGCAATTCCTTCTTTAGCGATTCCTATTGATGTTTGTGTATCACCAAGTATTGGAATGGCTGTTGTCCCCACTTTATCTATATCTAATTTATTTTTATCATCAATAATAAAAACTTTACTCCCCACATTGATGTCTATTGAAGCTGGAATATATACTGAAGCTTTCACAGCTTGAGTGCTCATCATAATATCTTGACACTGCTGTATATACAGCCATGATTATTTTTAGTGCATAGATATATTTAGAAACCTCAGTGTTTTTTAGATACATGGGTTCGTCTTCTCCAGTTACGTAATATTCTTTTTCAAAATCATAAAAAATATCTTGATATAAGTTTTGTTGCCAAAAGGCGCTAATCTCACCGACACCAACCCCTTGTCTTTTTCTGTTTTCATAAACCCATAAAACTGTAGGTAGTTTCCTCGCCCAAAATTTATCACTTCTCATCTCAGCCTTTTCGTAGAAATATTTAATCACTTTATCTAAAAAGGGTTTGAATTTTATTGTTTGATTAGAACCACTGAGACCTAAGATGTCTTCATATATGAATTTAGCATATGGATTATCGTTTTTATCATATATCATATTTATAGAAATGTTTCTATATTGTCTATAATCAAAAGCCCCATAAGAAGAATAGACGGGGTCATCGACATTTCCAGCACCGTGTTCTGGTACTACACTTCCTCTTATAGTTCCAGAACGTTCTATAAGCTTTTTAACTTTTTCAAGTTCTTTAAATATGCTCGTTGGATTAATATATTCCATAACACCGACATTAAAATTTAAATTATTAGCATTACCAATCTTTGCATCTCCAAAAACAAAATCTCTATTTATAGTCGCTGAAGTAAATTCGGTATTTTTTGATAAATAACCAAAAATCATATTTTCTTCACCTTTGTTTTTATATCTAATTAGATGACATGATGATGCATCTTTATTCCATTCATCTTTGAGAAAACGTTGTTCTTGATGATGAACAGTTAAAACATTATTAGGAGGCCCAGTTTTATTAAATAATATTGAGCTGTTTTCAGTCATTCCAGATTTATATATTGATGGGGAGAATGATGTCTCTGTTACTGTATAAGAATTGGTAAATATTGGAAGTTTTTTTGAGACCATCCCATCGAGATTTAAAGCTAAAATAGAAGATGGGTGGAACATCATGTAGTTATTTTCTCCTTCTGTTATGTAAGACGTATCAGTTATAGTCATATACCCTTCTGCTGTTTTTATGTTCATAACAGATAATGGATATCTTATAGTAGATGATTGATATTCTAAAATGTCTTCTTCTTTGATTTCTACTTTCTTAGAAAAAACATCTCTATGGGAAACAAAATTATTCTTAAGAACTGCTCTTACATATATCTTATTGTTTTTTCTAGTTAATTCAAAATCTATTTTAATCCACATGGTGTTTCTTATACTATTTAAAATCTTTGGAGGGCTTTTACTTCCCTCTGTTTCTGTCCAAGTATATACTGGTTCAAATATACCAGTTGAAGTATAAAATAATGTTTTGATTAAAAACAACAACGGGACACCATCATTAAGTTTATTTAGTGTGGTTGATATATATTGATTAACTGGTAAAAATTTTTCACTGCGCATTGTATATGCGTTTTTGTCAAGTAATGTATTAACATCCATTGTTTCTTTAAAGGTTCTATAAATATTATTTCTTACAAAATTTACAAGTTCTACATAATAAGACGAACTATTATCAACTTCAAACCCAAATATTTTTTCACATGGAACTGGTTCTCCAACGTCATATCTTATTTGTCCATCAACAGTAAATAGTGCTTGATTAACAGTTACATGTTTTGTATATTCAGAAACATATAAAATCTCATCTCCACTTAAACTAAATGAATACATCATTTTTTGAGTTGTTAAAAGGTCTTTTAGGTCAGAGGCGTTTCTCAAAGCATCATTAAATTTTTTAGAAACATGTTCATCGTTATTATATGGTTCGTATATAATCCCTACACTGATTAAATTTTTATTGTCTATTTCATCATGACCTATATAATCTTGTATGTTACCGAAATCAAAATCTGGATACATATAAACTCCAAGACCTATCAAATGAAAGAAATATTTATACACACATTTAAGAAGCATAAGTGGATGTATTGTTAATATAGATACACTTCCTTTTACAAATGAGAGATAAACTTTATTGTCTCCTATTCTATAATCTATTTTTTCTATAGGTCTTATAAGAAACTCCTCATTTATAATGGTCTCACCGTCTTTCTCATATTTTATTGTTTCTATATCATTACCAATATCAAGGTCTATAAAATCTTTTTTTAATGCTTCCAATATAGCATTAGCAAAAAAACTATTTAAAGCTGAAAAGGCACTTCCTTTTCCAACAAGTTTCTTAGCATCTTGGCCTAATTCTATTCTATCTACTTGACTATTAGGGGTTGATTTGGGTATAGAATAGTGTTGTAAATATTTGTTTAAATCCAATCCTTCTATATTTGTTCTACTTTTATCTTTTATGTGTTTATGAACAGCAGTTATAAATCCAGAAAAATGAGGTGTTATACCTTTTCCTTCAGAAGTTGGGAGTATTGCTTTATCTATAATTTGAGAAAAGGCATCAGAACTTATAAGAGACGGAAATTTTAATTTTGGATTATCAAATCTTTTTATCAAATCATCTAAATCAAAAACCCAAGCAAAAATTAAATCGTTTGACCTAACATTATTTAAAACATCATTAGTAAAATCAGCAACACTGAGTTGGATAAAAGAACCATAAACAGAAGCTTCTTCTATTTGTATACCTATTATTCCTTCTTTTAGTTGTTTTTTATTTTCTATGATGTTCGTTACTGGAGCTCCAGTTTGGCGATGTGTGGATGAATATAATCTATGAACAGAATTTAAGTTTTGTCCACTTTCAGTTATCTCTGATTCAGAACCATATATTACTTCATATTCTATTGAGTTATCATTTAACCAATCTTCTTCTTTAAACGTTTTAACTTCTTTTCTGTTAAGAAAAAAGTTTTCTATTGTGTCTTTAACAACTGGTCTTAGAATCCTTATGACCACTGTTGGGGTAGTTAGTCTTGTTTTAGACCAATCGTTTAATGTGCCTTTTATCTTACCAAGAATACCACTCATTAAATCACCACTAGATTAAGACTACTATCAATACGTCCTTTTAAGTCTGCTGTTGCCCCACCTAAAAGAGTTCCAGCAACCTTTCTTAACATTCTAGATTTTGGTGTTATTTCACTTATTTCTAATAGGCTAAGATTATATTTTAAAACGTTTGGTTTACTTCCTTCTTCTATAAATTTCTCTGATTCAATTATAACAATAGTTGTATCTATATCTGATATCAGAAGTAAAGGTATCCTATTTAAGAAACAATATTCTATGGCGTATTGAACCAAAACGCTATCTAATAGGGATTCAAAAACCAATTCTCCATCAGACAAAGCATAAGTATATAATTCTCCTTCTAAACTATAAACATAGGTTGTCCTACCAAAATCTTGATTCTCTGTCCCACCTCTTCCTATAGCACCCATCTTATTTATCCTTCTAGATGCACTTCTTTCTATCTTATTAACTTTCATGCCTATGAAACCATATAAACCTAATAATGCACCAAGCTGTCCTTTCAGTGGAAACAATGATATTCTGCTACCATATCTATACACGTCTATACTCATTATGACACCCCTTGATTAATCTTTTCTGCTACGCTTGTTGCTAAGGTGTTAGCAAACCCCTTCTTTGTTATTTCTTCTTTTACCTCATTTTTTATTTCTTTAAAGTCAGATGTTGCTCGTTCTATCATAGGTTTAATTGCATCAAATTTGGTTTCAAAGTCACCCAGTTTTTTGTTAAGTTCAATAACTATATCAGTAACCATTGTCATTGTTGCTTCTTCTGGAAAGCGGTTTTCTAATGTTTTTATATCTGTATCAACTCTGCTTAATAATGCTTCAGCATCTTTAAGTCTTTTAACTTTAATCTCAGTCGCCCTAGAAGCTAACATGGTTGCACTTGATGTTTCTCTAACCATTTCTCTTAAATCGCCTAAACTGTCTGATAACACATCTTCATGTTTTTCAATATCACCAATTAAAGTAAAAATAAGCTTACCTTTAGTATCTGATATTTTGCTAATCGTTTTTCTGATTTGATACCACCTAATTCTTTAACCAATCTAACAGAATCAGTTATCGCTTGTATGCCTTCAGCTCCTTCAACATTTATTTGTTTAAATATGGTTTTTATTTCATTGAGATATGGTAAATATTCATCCTTAAATAATTTAGCAGAGTTTTCTATTTCGGTATAATCTATAAGATATTGACCTAAAAAACCAGCCACCTCTCCCATTACATCAGCTACAGCTGTAGAAGATATTTTAGAAAACCCTTTTTTCACCGTATCGTTCATATATTTTTGCATGGTATCTTTTTCAACAACTTTTTTCATGTTCTTTAGAATTATTTCTACTAAATCGTCTCCTAACTTAAGTGAAACCAAATTGCCTATTGTATCAGCATCAGCCAAATCTTTTGATAGTTCATCAGTAAGTTTTATTATATCTATAGGTATAACACTTTCTTTTAATAGAAGATTATACAGTTTTTCTGTTAATTCTCTGCCTTTTTCCTCATCTGGTATGTCTGTTCCAAACATTTTAAGATTGGTTAATATGTTTTTTATTCGATTTCCAATGTCTTTTACTACTTCTTTTTTACCTAAGCTTAAAACCTTTTTCTCATTTTTTTCTATTAAGACATCTATTTTGTCTATTTGTTTATCTATCTTATCAACAAAATCTTCGGTACTTTTACCACCAACAAACTCTCTTATAATTTCATCTATTTTTTCTGTTGCATTTTTTCTAAATTCTTCTATTGTAAGTCCAAGCTCATTCATCACATAAAATGGACTGTCTTCAGCGTTTCTTTGTTTTCTTTGTTCCCTTCTTAATAAATCAACCATAGTTGTCGGTGTTAAAGGAATCTTTTTCTTATCATAGGTTTGTTTTATTTTTTCCATTTCTTTTAATATTGTGTCTGCATTTTCTTCATATTCTTCTTTAGCAAGTTTTCTTGCATCTTCTGTTCCAAGTTTACCAAACATTTTTTTAATGATTGCGTCATCAAGATTAAGTTTGGAAAAGTCTGATTCTTCCAATTCAAATTCTTTAAGAGATGTTTTTAATATTCTTTCAATACCTTTTATAGCAACCTCTGTTAATAAATTACTTGCGGTCGGAGACTTGCTCATAAGTTTATCTATATCTTGAATAGCTGGCCGTGCTTTTTTTTCTTTGTTAGCAATTTCTTCTTTTAGTTCTTCTACTTTAACGTTTTTTGGAAGATTAATTAACTTGTTTTTTATCTCATCTAATAGCTTTTTTAATAAGTCAAGATTAGGTATTTCGGGGGTTATTGTAAATATTTTTTGACTAGTTGTTGTTTGTATTTTTTGTTGTAAAGCATCCGTTATCTTTTGTATCCCCTCAAAATCTATTACTACATCAATACCTAAACTTTCTACTGTTTGGTCAATACTCAAAATTAAACACCATCCATCAATCCCTTTTTAAACTTATCTAATTCTTCATTTGTCATTTCAGATATATTAGTCTTTCCATCTTTTTCGTATTTTCCTCCCTTATCATATATGATGCCTTCTAATATGATTGAAGTATCAAACTCAGACAACTTTAACGCCTCGCTAGGAGATATACCAATGGCTTTACTTATCAAATAGATAAAATATCCTTTACCATGTCTAACAAAATTTTTTATTCTATTCCCAGCGTGTACTGTAAAAAACTCTTATTTATTATTTGATTATATGCTGACATAACAAATCCAATCGGAAGTTTTTTCCCTTTGATTGTGGCTGGTTGAACTAATACAATATCCAAAACCGCCCTCATTTTTTTATACTCATCAAGCTCAGAAGATGATATTTCACCAAATTCTGTTGCTGATAAAGGTCTGCATTTTAATACAAGAGTCTTGTCTTTGACTTTTATTTCAACTTTATATTCTTCATTAATAATTTCCATTATATCTTTATCGGTTATACCTATACTTACCTTTGACATTTAGTCACCTACTATAAACCCAATTTTTAGAAAATTCTTGTATAATCTAAAAACGGAGTATCTATTACTTCTACTTGTTCAGAACCAAATTTTATGCTATCGGTCATAAATGTTCCATTTCCTAAAACAAATGACCCAGCTCTAATTTCATATGATATGGAATTGAAAATGACCCCGTTTAATATTATTTTGTTAACAGTTGTTTTGTTAGTATCTTTATCTAGTTCTTCTATACCTATAAGTTCTAATCTTATTTTGTCTTGATGGAAAGTCAAATAATCGTTTAAGTCAATTTTTGTAAAATCATTACGTGGAGTTATAAAGGTTCTAAAGAAAATACTTTTCAATAGGTCAAAATCTAACACTCCTTGTCTAAAATTACCTCTTATGGCTGGTTTTCCAACCCTTGCTTCTCTTCCACCGATATAATCATAGTAATAACTATCATATTCGAAAGTTAACACTAAGTCTTGTAAACCGCCTACTATAGTATCGGTTTTTTGGTTAGCATCATCATAGATATAAACCTTACATGTATTAGCATGTAAAATTTTTGATTGTGTTTCTCTCATCGCTGTTCACCTCTAAATAAAAAAATAAGAGGGTAAATTAAATATTATTTAATTCACTTAAGTTGTATTTGTGGTTACTGATACTTTTGCGAAGTCACCAGTCATCAAATCACCAGTTCCTTCTACATTAGATAACCAGAAGTCACCAGCTCTAAATTCGATATCGTATGAACTTAACATAACATTTGGTATTGATATTTTAACCCTTTCACTATCTAAGGGGTCAAGGTCACTATCTATTCCTTCTCCACTAAATCCATATATTAGGATATCAAACGAATCCATATGGAGGATGTACTCATTAAGAGGACTGTTTCTATCTACCGTATCAACTGAAACGGCTTTTAAAGCTCCATTTTCATCAATTTCAAAAGGAATACCAGTTATTTTTTGTAACATGTTTCCATCTAAGAACCCTACTCTAAAAGTAATGTCTGTACGTAGATTTGCTGGTTGTTTTCCAACTATATGTGGTGAGCCTATTTGAGAAAGGGTAGACATGTCTCCACTCGTCCTCATTGTTATCTCTTGAGCTGCACCTACAATAACACCATCAACAACTATTTTGCCGTAGTTTGCATGAACGACATCGCTAAAATTTTCTATTGCACTCATTTCATTTCACCTACACTGGGGATATTGTTAAATCTATATAAGATATATATGTAGCTGGCTCGATTCTCAAGTCACAAAATATCTTTCCGTCAATCGCATCAGAGGGGGTTGTGTAAACACTTACTGTATATGCATCTGAAATTCTTCCTTTTCTTACAAGTCTTTTCAGAATTGTGTCTATCTTAGTCTCTGCTGTGTCCATAACAAAGTTGTTTATAGGTCTACCTAAATAGGACTGTAAGTTCAATCGAACGTTTTTAATTACCTCATCAATTATTCTTCTTGTAGTCACCTTTAAATATGGTGTACTTTCATTAGAGAAGGTTCTTCCTATTTCGTAAAACTTGATTCCGTTTTGCTCTCTTATATAGTTTACAAAAGCGTTTGCTAAAAACTTCCTATCTGGCTCACTCATCATATACCCAGAGTTACCATCCCAATCACAAACTGTTGAGAATTGGTATCCTTGTCTTAATATTGGAACATTAGATGGTAATGAAGAGAAAAATCCAGTAAAGTAATGTGCTAACCAATTTCCACCTATAGTCCTTTCTGTTGAATCTCCAACATTACTAAAAGTATAATTAGAATTAATTGCAAAAACTATTGTACGACCATTAGCATTAACAGTTGCCATATCAGTCAAACCATCTGGAATATCAATACTTTCGTCTGTGGTATAGATATTAGCCATATCAAATCCAGCAACATAAACTCTTTCACTCATATATGTATCACCAGAAGCCAATGCAACATGTGTTTGTATGGTAGATAAAGGTATCTTTCCAGCGACATTAATAAATGAAACGTTGTCATATTTTAAGAACTCATTTAATGCTGAGGTTATTCCTACATCTGGTTTTGTTTCGGCATCACTATCTGCATCCTCATCGAGAATTGCAACCCTTACGATTGCGTTTCCATTACCCAAGAATATTAATTCTAAAGCCCTTAATAGACTATTCGAATAATCATATGAAGCAGTTCCACTATCGACATCAGTTGTGTCAGCTTCCGCATCTGCCCAAGTTACTGTATCTATGTCAACATAGGTATTCTTAAAAGTCCCAAAACTATTATTAGTAATGGTTAAGATTTTTCCTTTTCTTGTAGCAGTCCAGTAATATCTATTGTCTGGGTCGCTATGAGCTGCCCAAGCAGCTATAAATTCCATGACGCTTAAAGTTGATATATCCCAAGCCGTGTCTCCACTTGTGGGTGTATCGTAAGTCCATGTGCCACCACCAGCATTAAAGTCCCAAACCCACTCAGCCACATCATCTTCATGTGTTGCCCAATCTCCAGTAGCTACAGAAGCTACTATATAACTTTTCCCGTCATCTAAAGCTGTTAGAGTTGGAGGTTCAGTTAAAATTGCGCTTTGAACAGTATATGTATGTGTTGGGTCTAATTTGAGTACAGCATGACCTATTAGAGCTATTTCCCCACCACCAGCTGTGGCAGTAGGATTGTAACCACTTGTATCTACGAAGGTAAATACGCCCGATTCTTGCTGTGTCATTTTTAATCAAAAGAATATTAACGATTTACCTTTATAAACTTTGCGCTCATTTTTAAGTATAGGTAAAGGTTATTGGTATCCATTTGGCTTTGACATAAATAGTTACTTCGATAGGATTTCCACCTATTGGTGCTGAACCAAAATCTACACCAGTTATAAAATGTTCCTCAATAATAGCTGAAGGGTCTGTAACTATCCAATCAAAAGTAAACGTAAAAGTAACTAACTCTCTAAATATCAAGTCAGAGGTTATTGCATGAGAGTGAAATTGTAAAACCCTATCAGCTTGGTCAAATCCTCTACTCACACTTCTTTTGAAAGTTATGTGTTTTATACCGACCTTACTTAAAATATTGTTAAACAACCCTCTATAAAGAACATTGGCTAATGTCCCACTTATAGAATATTTTTCTCTTTCATTTCTTGCCATGACATCGAAAGTTACATCTACTTCTGCTCTTAAAGTATTCCTTCCTTCGCCTTCTTGTTGGAAGCCTATTCCACCAACCCAATTAATATTCATTTCTATATCTGTTGGTTCTAATATCACTGAGGGTAGCACTAGTTTTTCAAATGGGAAATAAGCATAAAAATTAACTGTGCTTCCAGCAGCTGCATCAGAAAATTGTATTGTTTTAAAATTGTTCTGTAGATAATATAAAATATTAGTCATAAGACTGTCTATCGGCCCACCATCACCTTTAGTATAATCTTTAATATACTTTCTAGTCATGAATCCGCCTTTAGTATTATAGTCTACGGATACTTCTTTACTCATTTCTTTTTCCTCTTTTTAGTTATTTTATAAAACCTAAGGCTTTCTTCCCTCATCGCAGATTCTTCTTCAAGTTTCATCCACTCATTAAAATTAGCTAACCTCCATAGTTCTTCATGTCCTTTAACAGTAACCCTAGTATTATCATTTGATATAACAGCCCTAATTTTAGGAAGCGGTATTGATTTAATATGTTTAACTAAATCTTTCTTAACAATACCAATCCATTTATGTTTATATTTTTCTGTAGCTTTCTCTACAGCAACTTCAAAATATTTTCTTTTTTCTGTTTCTCTTCTAAACAAATTTGGTTTCCGAGCATATTCACGAATCCTATCTCTTTCTTCTATGTTTATACGTTCTGCTTCAAACCCTTTATTGGCTATTATTCTAATCATGTTAGCTATTTTGTTTGGGTCTCCAACCCATGAAACTCTTCCTTCTTCCAAACTGGCTAAAATTCTATTATTAACTATCCCTTTTATTTTAAAAAATAAAGTATCACTATGAGTAGCATATTTTGTTAGTTTTCCAATGTCTAATATATGTGGTCTTGGTCTACTTCTCTTTCTTACACTAGTTTTTATTTCTACTTTAGTAGACTTTCTTGCCCAAGTAACAGCATCTGGTTTCTTATAAGAACCTTGTGGATTAGGGTCTTTACCATCAGCTCTCATAATCAATTCCGTCATCTCCTCTCTTTCCTTAGCACCAGAATAATCATATGATATCAATGTTTGTACATATTCGCTAACTATATCTTGTTTTATTACTTCTCCAATCCAACTATTTTTACTATCATATTGACGCAAAGCTTTATTGATTCCAGTTTTAAGTGTTTTCCGTAAAGCGCCAGTAATATCATTTATAGCTTGATTTGTATCAGAAAACGTAGCTTTAACTTTTACTTGCATCATGTAATAACCCTTGTAGTTTTAAATAGTTCAAAAGAGATATAAACTATTCTGTTTCTTGAACCTCTTCTAAAAACCTTATTAATAACTCTATACTCATAACCATCATAAAGTATAAAATCACCCATATCTATTCTGTTTTTATATCTGTGATGAGTAAACAACATCATATCAGCTCTTTCGGCTTCTCCACCTATGGTTAAGATATGACCAGCCCCATACATACCATGTGGAGGTCTGTGTCTGATTATTCCTTGAATAGATACATTGGTAATTATTTCGTTACCCAGTCCACCACAATTAGGACAGTTAGGGTCAGCTTGTTTAAGAATCGCATCATAGCAGTCATCACAATGTACACTAGTAACTTCTTTATGAATCAATTTATTTGTACCTATGTGTCTAACAGCATCTTCAAACTGTCTATGACTAATCATAGGCAAAAATGGATTTCCTATAGATAACGGTTCTACTGACATTTAAATCACCCTAAATGCATGTCTCCACTTCTTGCTAATGCTCTTCTAATACTAACATTGCTTGATGGATAACCAGAAAGATAAGATAGTCCCCAAGCATCGCCTTTGATTGCACCAGTATTTGCACCTAAAACTTCCATCAAATCTGTCACTCTCATTCTGACCATTCCAAAAAGTTCTTGAGCAATCATACCTTCTCCCCAAAGTTTGGTTTGGATTTCAAATTCTTCCATACGGTAATTGAAACCAGACATAACAAGATTACCCATATTTAAAGTTATAATACAATAATATACGGCAACATTGTAAGCTGTATATACAGCAAGTTTGTCTAAATCTTCTATGGCGTTATCCCACTCATAATCAAAATAAACCATCTTATAAGATAAGAACAATTTAGCCCCTTCATAATGAACATCTATTTCTGCGTCTGTTAGACCATGTTTCCTAACATATGAAACAATAACCTCAGTATGTGGGGGAAGGGTTGTTCCAAGAGTTATAATTCCATCTTTGTAATCAAAAGTCCCACCAGTATAATAATTAGTACCAACATGTGTAGGGTCGCTTGAAAGATAGACCCCTATAACATCAATTATGTCTTGATAGTCAGCATACACTGTATCACTATTAGCAACTAAGAGTATTTCATCTTCTTCTGTTAAATGTTGTTGTCTTCCTATTTCTCCTAAAATTTTTCTTATGGCAGTTACATCTGCTTCAGCCATTTTTCATCACCTTAATCATCGGGGTAATCATCCCACGAAACTGTTAATTCTATCGAATATGACTCTTTATCGACATTTATATCTGGAAAGTCATTAAGTCTAATTTGATATTCATTGAAATTGTGTGGTGTTTGTCCAGATATTGTATCAAAGTCAGCGTCATAATAATAACCAAATATTTGACCTTTTTGGTCAATCTACAGCTGGGTCTACACTTTCTAACTCCGATGCTTTAACACACTTTATTTCTACAGTACCAGCATCTAATATAAATGTTTCTAACTCTTTTCTCAAAACAGAGATTATTTCTGTGTTGGCAAATAATGACAAACCTATCTTAATATCTTTGGCCGTCCATATACTGGCCAAGTTTAAGAAGTTGTTATAAACTCTAAAAGTTGCAGTAGAACTTGTTCCTTCCGCAGCTATGTCTCCAAAGGGTAAACTCGTCAATTCATCATATGGGTCTTGATAGTCTCTTATAGTTATTATTGGCAAACTTTCCACCTCTGCTTCATTAAATATTGCTATTTCAAAATTTCTGTCGGTAATAGTTTCTTCTTGAATAAATATCTCAAAGTCTCTATCTGTGATAGACAAAGAAGCAACAGTAATCTCGAAATCTCTATCTATTATACTTTCTGTTTGTACTCGTATATAAAAGTTTCTGTCTATAATTGTTTCTGTCTGTATTGTTAATTCAAAATTTCTATCAGTAATAGATTCTGTTTGGATGGTTATTTCAAAGTCTCTATCAACGATAATCCATCCTTGTACAAGTATTTCGAAATCTCTATCAAAGATTGTTTCTATTACATTTGCTGAAACATCTATCTCGAAATCTCTGTCAGTAATGGTCTCATGTACAATACTTATCTCAAAGTCTCTGTCAGTAATAGTCTCATGTATAACATCTATCTCAAAGCCTCTGTCAGTTATAACTAAAGTTTGAACAGTTATTTCGAAATCCCTATCAGTGATGACTTCTAATTGTACAGTTATCTCGAAGTCTCTATCTGTTATTGCTTCAGTCTGAACAGTTATCTCGAAGTCTCTATCAGTGATAATCCATCCTTCTACAGTTATTTCGAAATCTCTGTCAGTGATAGTTGATTCTTCTATTGATATTTCAAAGTCTCTGTCAAATATAGTTAGTACTGCATTTGGATTGATATCTATCTCAAAATTTCTATCAGTAATGGCTTCAGTCTGAACTGTTATTTCAAAGTCTCTGTCGGTTATAGATAAGAGTATGATATCTATTTCAAAATCTCTATCAGTGATACTTTCTAATTGTATGGTTATCTCAAAGTCTCTATCGGTTATAGTTGATTCTTCTATATTTATCTCAAAATCTCTATCAACTATAGTTAATACACCAATTTCTATTTCGAAGTTTCTGTCTGTTATTATCCATCCTTCTACTGTTAGTTCAAAGTCTCTATCTGTTATATCTTCAAGGATGATGCTTATCTCAAAGTCTCTATCTACTATGGTTTCTGTTTGGACAGTTATTTCGAAATCTCTATCAGTAATAGATAATAGTATAATATCTATTTCAAAATCTCTATCAATGATAGTTTCTGTTTGTACAGTAATTTCGAAATCTCTGTCAGTAATAGATAAAGCATCAACTAATATCTCAAAGTCTCTATCAGTTATTGTTTCGGTCTGAACAGTTATCTCAAAGTCTCTATCAAAGATTGTCTCTTGTTCTGGTACTTGAACTTCTATTTCGAAGTTTCTATCTGTAATGGTTTCAGTTTGAACTGTTATTTCAAAATCTCTATCTGTTATATCTTCAAGGATGATGCTTATCTCAAAGTCTCTATCTACTATGGTTTCTGTTTGGACAGTTATTTCGAAATCTCTATCTGTGATAACTAAAGTTTGAACAGTTATCTCGAAATCTCTGTCGACTATTGTCTCGGTCTCTCCAGCTGCTGTTGTGATTGTTGCAGAATAAGTACCAAGAGGATTAGAATTGGTGACATCATATACTTGTAACTCATATTCTTGGTTGTCTTGAGCTCCAGAACCGAAGCCTAAAGCCCATTGTATCTCACCATAATCTCCAGCAGAAACTTTAGGTAATGAACAAGAGTTATCCCCCTCATTCTCCATACTGGTGACGTTGGTTTGACAACCCCCAGATGTGCTTACTGGTGTAGTGGCATCTACTAAACTTGTAGCTGTTCCCCAGCATATCTCTGTGTCAGCACCTACATCAGCATAAGTTCCAGCAGCTCTACGCCATTGGAGTTTGAAAGTAGAGGTTGAACCACTGTGAGGAGTGGTATCTAAAACCCAAGAGGCATAAATAAACTCATCAACTTTATCAGCATTAGTGATACTCACATCACAGCCCATCAACCAAGCGATGGTACTATCAGCTATACGACTGTCATTAGAACTTGGTTTAGTAAAACCCATTATTCAGTCACCATCCCCCAATTCAAAGGAACACTTTTAATCTCCTCATAATCAATGGGTTTTTGAATAATCTTTTTAGTATCATAGTCCACCAAACAAGCATTAGGAAGAAGTTCTTTCCAATATTTTTGTTCTCTTATAAAATAACCATCATTTTCATATGGTTCATTATCAACCATACACATAATGTGTAGTTGTTTTCCTTCAAACTTATTAAGTATCTCTCCTACTTCTTTTGCAACAATATCATTTGATAAACAATCTAGAACATTCCATGATACTATCCAATCAGCAGTAGCAAAAACAGTATATTTTGGTAAATTAATAATATCGTTCTTTATGTAGTTCTCATCAAAAACCGCTTTTTGTTTATAAGCATAATCGCTATTATCTATAGTAACGGATTCAACATCCAAATCAAGTAGACGTTTAGTCAAAAAACCATATGCCCCACCTAAGACTATAACCTTCTTTGCTTTCAAAACTTCTTTGATAAATTTTGCTCTTTCTAAGAAGTGAGGATAATCTTTATAGTCTTTATATCCTTTATCCCCAATATTATAATAGTCTTCATTGAATACTAAACTCAACCTCATCACGTCTCATAGTATAAATAAAAAGATTTGGTAATTCATCTTCTATGTCGTCTAACTTGAGGTCAAAATGCTCGGGGTTAAGTATCATGTCATTAACATTATCGTGGAATGGGGTGATATAATTTCCTTCAAAATTTATAGACCAACCTATTGCATCCCCTTCACTGTTTATAACACAAAAAATAATTGTTTCTACATGGGGATTAGTTTTTGCTGGATGGTCATCTGGTAAAGTGTCGTTACCAGTTGTAGTCCTTTGTCCTTTTAGTTGGATTAGTCTTTGAGTATCATTAGCTCTTGTGACTGTAACATAATTACCGAAAAATGGTACTTGAAGAGATATAATGTCCTCTAAAGGTAAGTGTTCATATTTTTTTCCTTCAGCTAAGAACAACTTTTCGGTGATTGTACTTCCATCTGATAACCTTGCTATCCAACCCATGTGTATTCCCCCTATGATATTCTATAATATCATTTCGAGATATTTAAGCCTTTTGTTAGGTAGTATAATTATAGTAGCTTATAACAAATGTCTTACTTCCACCAGTAGCATTGTGTGGCACAAATGCATGACAAATCATTCTGTTACAGTTATTAGCTGTTACAGCACCACTGAAAGTAATCATATTAGAAGCACCAAATACTTGGTAAGTATTATCTGCATCTGTCTGTGCTTTATAACCAGCAGATGTACTGTCATCACTGACAGCTGCCATAGTTACATTGTTGGCGGTCTCTTCTCCTCTTATCCAACACTCAGTAGCTGCGTTCCAATCTGCATCTTGCAGTGGTTCTCCAGTTGTAGCTGCGTGTGAAGAAGTGTTCCAAAAGGTTACTTTTCCAGCAGAGCTTTCTGATGTTACTGTAATTTCAATGAATAGATAATCATCGTTTGTTAATGTCCATGATGGTGAGCCACCGTATGTTCCAGTTGCCCCTCCACCTTCATATCTTAGACATTCATAGTCTGATGCCTCGTCTAAATGAAACTCGTCTGCTACCGTATAATTACTTGCTGGTGCTTGAACTGGATTACCAATTCCACCTACACCAGTAAATTTAAAGGTACCACCACCAGTACACTCTTGGAGTGAAGGAGTAGTTGAAGCTGTGTTATTAACGTAAAATTTTACTGTTGAAGCCATTTTATATCCTCAATCTTTATTACTACTACTAACTTCATGCCAAATCTATATAAGCTTTTTGGTCTTTTTGGTTACTATAGAAAAATTTTTATAAGCATTCGTCTAATTAATTATATGGATAGTTATACAAAGATTCAAGAATATTTACAGTCATTACTTAGAAAAACTATAGAAGAAAATAAAGACAAAACAATAGTAGAAATAATGATAGATGACTATATTATAGATATACCAAGACCAGTTAAAAAACGTGATAAAAAGGAACTTAATATATTATTAGAATTTCGCCTAGAAAGGCTTATAGAATAAAATAAATAAAAGAAGTAAAAATAATAAAAATTATTTTTAACTTTATGTTTGGAAGTCAGTTACATCTTTCACTGCTAAACCGTCAAGTTTTACAGCAGCTGCTGGTCTTATTACAGCACATCCCACTCTTTCGAACATGGTAAAAGTTCTCATGTCTCGTAAATTGTCGGGAATCTCGTTAATACCAAGAGGACGTAGCTCATAGAAAGCAGAGTATTCATCTTTTTGCATGAATATCATTTCATCGTTTGGAATAGATGCATCAACTACAACATTATATCTTGAAAGACCATAAGGAGCTCTTTCACCTTCTAACATTCTCTCACCGAGAGGTGTTATAGTTCCAAATGTACCAGCTGTGGCATCTTGGAATTGTTGTAATTTCTGTACTTGAGTATACTGTGAAGGATGCATAATCACTGTATCGGGATTAAACCCTTCATCTTCTAGTACTTGTAGACATACTTGAATTTTCTCATGGGTAATGTTTGCGTCATCGGGAGTCCATTGGCTGGAAATATCTGCTTCGATAATATGTGAAGCATATTTTTCACCACTTTTTGTGGGAGTACTACCATCGGCTACTCCACCAGCAAGTACGCTGAAAATATATTGATTTTCTTTTCTCGCGATAGCTTGTGTGGTTCTTGCAATGTGTCTTGCGACCAAATCAAGAGCAGTATCTTCGATAACTTCGTTAGAAAACTCTAATGCAGCTCCTATTTTGAGCATACGTAAGGTTCTCTTACTATATCTTAGTCTGTTTCTTGGGGGTTCTTCCCCTTCTGCAAGAATAGCTGCGTCTAGACCTCTTTCGTCTAACCAAGAGATTATTGGACTGTTTGCTTGAAATACATTAGTAACTGTACGACCTTTCAATTCTGGCTCATAATAAGTCATTATGGCTTCATTGATAACTTCTGGGACGAATAGCGAAAAATCGCCAACGCTTATCATCTGCTCGATGATTTGTTTTTTCTCATTATTTGTTAACACCATAATCACCACATATCTGGGGTCAGAATAATCAACGCGTACTGGTCAGTACTGTCATCATAAGTACCTACTGTGATACCTATTGTTATTTCTGCAATTCTATCTGTTCCTAGGGCTACATATCCATCAGTAACTGCTGATGGAACTACACCAATACCTATTGCTGGTAATGTTCCACCTTCGAACCTAGTCCAAACCATTCCTTCTCTAACGTAAGAAGCTTTTCTAATATCTTGCCCACCATATATAGCATTAAAGTTATATTCTGTAACATCAGTTGTACTAGTCCATCTGTCTCCATAGTCTATGGGCATTGAACTTGTAGCTATACCTAAGATTTTTAGAGCTTCTAAAGCTCCAGTTCCACTAATGTCTTGGGCATCTCCAGTTAAGGTAGTATATTTTAAAATAGTTTCTGAAGTAACGTCAGCTGCAGCTAATACTTCTATTGTATGCTCTGGGTTACTGGCTGTTAGGGGGGTATTCAAATCCTTTACATCTTGAAACGCTGTTGCAGCTACGACCAATCCAGCAGTAATGCTTTCGGATGTAGCTACTATCCCACCGTATTGTGGCCCACGTTTGTAGACTACGGTTGGAAGTGCGGGTATTAAACTTTTATATAAACTCATTATTATTCACCCTTTTCTCCTATAACTATTTCATTAATATCATATACGGGTTTCCTCTTTGTCTGTTGAACCTTTTTCACTGCGGATGCAGAGGGGTCTGGGAAACCAAATAATTCTCTTGTTAGAGCTTTGCCTCTTTCCATTTTGGACTGTTCGACAATTGGTTTTCCTACAACAGTTTGTGAGGGTTGTATAATATTAGCATCTTCTTCGGGTACTTTCACAGTGGATAATACCTTTAGTGAAGAATCTAATTCTTCGTCAGAAAATTCATCAAGGGTTTCTCTCTTCATGTCAGATTTCTTCATAACAGTAGAGATTTTCCCTTCTCTCTCTTCGGCTTTCTTTTGCTCAACATACTTTTTAAGATTATCATAATCTTTAGTTGTATCTTTGAGCTCTTCATTTTCCTTAGAGTATTTTTCAAGTGCTGATTGTAAGACTTTCAATTCTTTCTCAAAATCTTGTTGCTTTTCAACAACTTCTGATTTAGTATTTTCGGCACTCATTTTTAAGTCATCTTTATCTTTGTTGTCAGTATTTATAAACCTTTCGGAGCTTTCTGTAGTATCTGTTTGTACTATAGAACTATTTTGTAGTTTTTCAATCCTTTCAGATTTTATCTTATTTAGGCTTTGAGCAACTGCATGAAAACCAGATATCTTAGCATCTGTATCAGCTGGGAATCCAGTCAAACTTAATTCCTTCAAATAGAAATCATTAATACTTGCTTTAGCTATTTCACCATCATACTTGTTACCAAGCATGTGATTACAATCAATAGCTTCTTCTCCACATACATTACAAGTTATACTATGAGCTTCCCCACCAACACTCACTGCATCAATATCACGTCTCTTAACTTGGATGTGAACCTTAGATGGGTGATGAGGATTAATATCTATACCAAAAGCAATACCTTCTGGAACTCTATCAAAGTTCTTAACTTGACCAACTATATCAAAAGAACGATAATCGTGGTCTACTAAAGTTTTAGCACCTTGCCAGTTTTTCGGCTGAACAGCTATGTCAAGAGCATCTTCAGTGAATTGCATGTGTCTTGTATTAACCTTGTTAGAAACCGCAAGACCAGTAATAAGAATGCTGTCTTCATTAACCTCAGTTAAAGTTAACTCAACTTTCTCCCTAAACTCTATCTTATATGGCCCACCTTCTTGGGTAAGCTCTATTTTATAAGGTATCATAGGTTATCTACTAATGATAACATTAAAAAGCTATATAAGTATTTCGCCTATTTTTAAACCCAAACATTGAAAAAGAAGAGTATAACTATTCCGCCACCAATCAATATTAACCCATTAATTAGCAACCAAATAAAAGATTTCGTTCCATTCATGCTTTTTGTTCCTTCTCTGTTCCGCCAAAAGATTCTTATACATGCTGTTCCCATCCACCCCTTAACATTCAAATCAATAATGAGGTGTGAAGCATAACCGAAAAGAAAGAAAGCATATAAAGGTAAAAGCATATTAGTCTCATTAACAACAAAATACATCGGTAATGAAGCTACAGCTGGTAAGAAAATAGAGTGAGTAATGACGTTTCTATGGGGTAAAAATTTCTTTGTCAACAAATCATAGTCTGGTAAACTGCAACCAAACTGACAAACAAAGAATGACAACACAATCCACATGGAGTTTGTTTTTAATGGTAAATCTATTAAGAAATAAGTCAAAATCATTGCCATAAGCCAAGTAACTGTTCCAGCTATTATATGCGATTTTCTGTTCATTTTAACACCCTAAAACTTTATCGTTATAAAAATATTCCATATCAAACGAATAGTTATCTTTATCATTTGACCAATTAACGGTTTTCCATGCACCACATGTAGCACACTGATAATCAGTTCCACCAGTATGACTATTTTTTTCAACCCAAGCATGTTTGTGATAATAGTCTATAAACTGACCATCAGCATAACCATACTCACCAAATCCTTCTGGTAGTTTAACGTGTTCTGAATCTTCAGTATTATCTGATGTGGTTATTTTTGGTTTGGGATTGATTAAATCATAGTATCGCTTCATTGTCTCGTCCACCGTATCAATAAGGTCAAGAATCTCTTTGGTCTTTTTAAATTCTTCACTTTCTCTAAATTCTTTTATTTTCTTCAAAAACTCTTCCACATCATCTAGCATCATATTCTACCCCTTGTTGTGCTATATGTACAGCTTTCATTAACATTTGTACTAACACCTCATCATCTATTCCTTCTGTCCACTCTACTCTTATGTCTCTGTTAATAGAAATAAAGGCCTTGCCTTCACTTATCACTTCTTCACGCTTCCCGTAGGTTTAGAATCCTTTTTTGCTGTTCCAGAAGGTTTAGCACCATCCTTTTTACCAGCTTGAGGAGGCTTAGCACCAAATGGTGAAGCTGCTGGAGCTTGGAACTTCTTAGGGTTTTTTGTTTCCTCTCTCATCCTTTCTGCTGAAGCCTTTCTATCTTCTGCTGAAGCCAACTTATCTCTATTGGCTGGGTTGAGTTTCTCTTCATCATATTCTCTTGGATAGAGTAATTCTTCTCTTCCCTCTTCTGTTTCGATTATACCAGCATTAACAAGTGCCTCTAAACGTAATCTCATATCTGATACTTTCTCTATAACTCTCCACTTGATTATAGGTATCTTTTTCCATCTCTTAGGTTTGATACTTAAGTTTCCTTTAGACCTATATCTACCAGCCTTATCCACAGCCTTTTTATCTGGTGTGGGATAAAAAACCAAATCTGGTAAACATTTTCTTCTGAAAACGTTAGTCAAATGTATTTGAAGTGTCTTTAAGAATCTGACAAAAGATTCTATAAGCATCTCAGCTGCGCCTTCTCTTGCACTTGCACCGCCACCAGATTGACCTAAAAGCATGTCTGGTACACCGACACCCTTAAGTATTTCACCATTGACAAACTCCAGATAAACAGAAATATCCATAGCCTCATTACCAACAGTAATAGGTTCTGGTTTAACGTACCATGGAAGTGCTACATTCTTGTCATCAGCTTGTGTAGCCAAAATAGTCTTGACCAGATTAAGGTGATTAGTCGAAACTGATTGATACGCTTCATTACCTACTAACCAAGCAATAAACGGTTCAGCCCATCTTTGGACAAGAAAAGCCAAATCTTCCTTCATACCTAACTTCATGTTTAAGGTATCTATCAAAGGCATCATAGAACTTATACCATAAGTGGAATTAGTAAAGTTATTCCAATCTATATGTATCATATGTTCTGGATAAATTTTAATGTCTTTAGAAGTAGGTTTAAAAGTAAGTGTCTCTAAAGTTGTCCCAGACGTATTTGCTAAAGCTGAAGTCCTTTGCCAATAGGCTATAACCTCACCAGTCTCTCCTCTTTCGATATACATGGTTGTAGGATGGAGAATCTTCAATTCTTCTATGCCCCAACCATTTTCACTCAATGGTTCTGAATCATAAATCTTCTCGACAAAAGCATTACCGAAAACAATCAAATCAATTATAATAGCTATAAAGACTCTGGGTAGATTAACATAATTAGACCACTCGGTTATAAGTTCAATCATGTTCCCATCTTTCTTAGAAACCTTCTTATTGACAAAAGGATAACCAAAATAATAACCGTAACTAATACATAAGAAGGCTATAACATTAACAGCTCTGAACAATGTAGGGTCAGCATAATAAGCTCTCTCATACATCATCCAATTCTCGGTCTTGGTCTCACCTTTACTCTTCTCAAGCTTGGCTATCGTAAGCCTTCTTGGTGCAACTATACCTTTACCTACCTTAGCTATGTAACTTATGGCCGTCTCTACTTCCGTAGAATTTAATTCCTCGAAAGACGAACTCATTATCTCTGCCATAGTCTTTACTGGTGTTTTATCTTTAGAAGACATAAATAATCACCTTGAAGAGTTTACTCTTCTTCCATTATCTCAGTAACTTTGACTTCTGGCTCTTTCTCGGATTCGACCGACAGTTTCTCGATAATCTTGGTTACTTCTTTGGAGTCTTCAATAACTTCCCCTACAAGATTATTCGGAGCTTCTTCAACTGGTTTTTCAGCTTCCACTCCTTTATCATCATCGCTGACGATATCCACCGCTTCTGCTTCCTTAGAAACCGCATCTCCTTCTGCAACTGCTTCAACTGGCTTTTCAACCTTTTCCTCAACTGCTGGTTGCTCTTCTTTAACAACTTCTTTTGTTGCCTCAACTGGGGGAGCTTCTTCGGGTTTAACTTCGGGTTCAACTGCTTTACTCTCGGCAACATCTCCGCTTCCCACTTGCTCAACTGTTTCTGTAACTTCTTCGGTTTTGACATCTTCCTCAACAACTAGGGTAGAAGGTTCGGCCTCTTCTTGGACTCTTTCCATAAGTACACTGCACCTATAACAACGTTGACCAAAGCGTTCGTTTTTCTTATTTAAGTCAACTGTACGGGCGCATTTAGGACATTGAAAATATTCTTTTACACTCATTTTTATCACATTGTATTAATATGGCCGTCAATCAGAGTTTATCCTTCTGACGTTCATAATATTTCTTTAGTGCCTTAAGATTAGCTCGCTGAACATCGAAATAACTCCAGATAAGAGGCAAAGCAATAGTAACATCTACCAAAGCCATAAAAATCGCTATTCCAAGAATAATCCAATCCGTGTGTAAAACTGCAAAGGCTATAGCCATTCCAGCTATGCCTATCACACAGACGAAAACGAAACTGAGTATAGCGTAATTGACCATCTCGTAGGAGCTCATCTTGTTGACAAGAAAAGACATGTTAATCTTCTTAACCTTACGGTCACTCATAAATTTAAGAACACCATAAGAATATTTAAACCTTTCTATAGAATACTAAAAGATTCATCAAATAAGAGAAAAATTTAAAAAATAAACGAATAGTTAATCAAAAAAAGGAAAATTTGTTCAAAAAAGAAAAAAGCGCAAAAGAAAAAGGGGAAATGATGACGCGAGTGATTTGGCAACTGGCGTATAAGAACCAGTACATATATACACAGAGAGAAGCAAAATTTTAAAGTCTCTCTAATAAGCGTTTAATCGAGCTACAGCCTATTTTAGAAACACATGTCCTTAAGCCTAAAGGCTATAATGTACAAATAACGACATATATAGATGAGAACAAATGAATCAGCAAAACAAGCTTATTGAGAACATAAGGAATCGAGTAGCTCATAACAAGCCAATACTAAAACACATATCAAGAATAGCAGAGACACCACAATATGAACAGCTACTTAAGACAATTTTTGAAAACATCATTATTGATGAATCGCAACAGATAAACGTAAAAGAAGAATTAAAGAGAGACTTAAGAAAACCTTCTTTTCTATCTATCAAAAACTATACTCCATACATGCACATGAAAATTATTAGGCTTTCAACTGATGACATGAAAACAGAAAACATGATGAGTCGAAACTTTGGACACTATAACGCACTAATCGAACTAATCGAAAAAGACTCAGCTTCAGCCTTAAAAGGTCATCAATGGAAAAAGATAATTTCAGCAACTAAATACATCTTGAAAAACGATACTGTTAAGTTCGTGTTTATTGAATTTATCGGTGGTACTGATAGAATGTTTAGAGGAGCTTTTAACTTAAGCGAAATAATAAGTTTCTTACAAGTCAATAGAAACAAAGTTTTGATAAAAGACTTTTTGGAGAATTTGAAAGACGCTTTAAATAATGCTTACTCATTAGGAAAAGCTCACGTAAGCGGAAAATTAAAAGCCAAAATTGGAAGTGTTGCCCAAAGTGGAAACGTTCATAATAAAGAGTCAGTAATCAAAGAACACAAAGGAGGACTCACAGCAATTAAGACTCATGCAAAAGCTCTTTTAGTACCAGATGAATATTTAATTATTCAGCATGACATAAACTTAAACGCTTTATTAGTCAATCACACTTTGAATAATCAACTTATTGAATTTCTTAAATCAAAGGTTACACCAGAAGATGAGTTAAGAAAAGAGATAAAGGAAAAAGACGACATCATCAAAAGATTGTTAGATAAGATTGATAAATTAGAAAAATAATTTGTACAATTTGAGGGTTATAAGCCTTCAATTGTACAATTTTTTTTGTACAAATTTAGTAGAAAAAAAAAGAAGTGATTAAGTGTTAGAGTCAATATGTGGTAAATCTTCAATACCATTTAAGATGTCTTGTATATCTTTTTCAATTTCATTTAATGATGTTGCTACTTCAACAGTTTCGATAATCATTAAACATTCGGGTATTGATAGAGATTCAACAATATTAACGTTATTGTTAAGAAAAGAAATGTATTGCTTTACTTCTTCTTCACTTTTCAACATTCTATTAAAAGTATCTTGCTTAATCCATTTACCTTTCGAACTAGCTAATAGAGTAATTCCATAAATCCTCTCTGACATGAGAGGGATTCCAGTACCACTTGATACTTCAACAATAAACATATTACCTATTTGTTCGTATCTTTCAATAGTAGGTGTCATAAAGTTTTTATTGCCTTTATAGACTTCATTAAAAATCTGTTTCATTTCGGTTTGTTTCATATTATACTTTATGTATGATTACTTATTTAAGGTTTTAGGTGTGGGTAATTGTACAGTTTTCATGTTATAAAGAGAAATTTGTACAACACAACATTTAAATAATTATGTGCTAATTGTTAATTATGACAAAACGAACAATGCTAATAATTAATATTGATTTTGAAGATGATGTAAAAGAAAATGATGCCTACACACTCATAATGAGTAAGTTTGCTAACATGGTAAGAGAGAAAGAAATAAACAGTTATGAGGTTGAGGAATGGTATAGTGGCGACTATGACTATGAGAGTGATTAAGATGTTAGAAACAGAAAAAACAACATCAACAACATTGTTAGAAGTACAATCGAGACATTATGATAATTGTAGTATGTGGAACAACACACATGATAGATTAATGTTAAATAGAAAACTAACAGTAGAAGAATTAGAAGAAGTAAAAGAATATTTCAAAAAGGACAATGACAACAAAAGCTATTTTGACTCATATACTCCAGAAGAACTAAAAGAACACTACTCTAAAGACAGAGAAGAAAGAAACAGCATTTATCTTAAATGGAAAGAAGAAAGAGTAAGAAGGATAGAAAGACACTTTAATGAAAAGTACGGTATTTACTGTATGGTTATCGACTATGACCAAACAGTAGAAATATACGATATGTACGAATGGTAGCCTAACCATAACGCTTTTATACTTTATTGCTTATTGTTGTTTAGTGGGGATGACACCTCTATTTGCATGGTTTGTTTCATTCCGTCATTGGTTTATCACTTGTTAGGGTTTCCCCACTCCCTAACCTTTTTTGTACAATTATACTCTTATAAGCCCTAAAATGTACAGTAAAAACGTTTAAATAACTGTAATGACAATAATTGATTATGATAGTTGAGTGTGAAATATCAGACTGTAAATTTAATGTTGATAACAAATGCACAGCTGATAAAATTAAAATTGTTGAAATAACAAAAGATTTTTATGATTTTAGTGAAGATTTTAGTGTATGCGACACACAAGAATGGAAAAATCCTCTATATCCAATGTTCTATTAAGATGTATTAAGATGTATAAAATAAGAGAGAGTTACAGATAAAGTTTTATCCTTCCATTAAGAATATCTCTTTTCATTAAGTCTTCGTACCAACCTAACTGTCTAACAAAATTATCAATCATACAATGATAACAAAATGACTCTTCTAAATTGTTGTTGAATTGAAAATTAGTGTGTTCGTTACATTTAGGTATCTTAATAGTTTGTCTTCTTTTGAGTAAATAAACATCTTGCTCTATTTCCCAATTCTTACAAGCATGATATTGAAAAGTTCTAAACTCTCTGTATCCTTCAAGAAAGAAATAAAATACTTGTTTATCGAGGTTTAAATCGTTCTCAATCCCTATCTTAATTATCCTTTCTTCTATCTCTTGTTCTATTGTCTTTAACATTCTATTATCCCCAATATACTACTGTTCTATCTTTTTCTTCTATTTTTATGTCATCACAAAGAAATAAAACATAAAACATAAACCAATCAAGCATGTCTATTGCTAATACATTTAAAAGAATTGGTAGTCTTTCACGCATCCAAAACATTCTAATGTAGTTGTCTTTAAGTTGAGTTTTAGCAAAAAAACTACCCCATAAATGTTGGTCTGCATCTATGTTTCTTTGTTCTTGTTCAGTTATTGTTTCAAAGCTCATACTTAACAGTTAGCACACTCATTAATAAACTTTTAGTTGTACAAAATAGAGCTTATAACTAACTAAATGTACAATAAAAAAAAGAAAAAATTAGTATTTGTAGTAATCAAGTTTGTATTGTTCGTATTCCTCATTACCACTACCATAACCTAAAAAACACTCTCTTATTTCTTCTGCATTTTGTAGGAAATCAATTAAATCAGAGCAAAGAGTCTCATTCAAAGATATTTTAACTAATGCCTCTATTAAATCAACTTTAGATATTTCCATCTCATAGAGTTTTTCTGTTAAATCTGGAAATTGGAAAATCAAATCGTACAATTCCCCTTCATCAATAGCTGTAGTTGAATCCACTAATGGATAAGTCTTTCTTTCAATTACTACATCTTTGACTTCATCATAAAATCTATCAATTTCTGTTTGTAGTATCTCAAGTTCATCTTCTGAAATATCAACATTATCAACAGTGACTCTGTTTATTCCATGTTTAGTAAATTTATCGTCTAATGTTCTTTCAAAGATATGACCGATAAATTCAGTTTCTAACAATTTCCCTAACAAAGTATCAGCTTGATTCATGCCTATTGTAGTTAATCTATCAACTAAAGTAGTGCTTTCAGAGATTACAACAGATAAAAATTTAGTGCCTTTAAGCATTAATGCCTCACTAATTACACCTTCATCTTGTGAGCTGTAAAAAGCTCCCATAGTATTATGACTATGAAAAATGCCTAAATATTTTTCTTGAAATCTATTGATAATAAAAGCCTCATCATTATCATCAAAAATACATTCAGTACCAGAGACACTTTGACGTGGTAAAAATATTTCTTCAATGTTAATGACTTGTTTTTTATCATCAATCGTACCAATTAAGAATCCACCAAACTCAACAGTAAATTTATCCATACACAATAATATCTTTATCATTGCTTCTTTTTCAAAATGTAATTGATATTGATTTACTTCTTTGTATTCATCAACACCTAAAGTTTTAGTGTATGAGTATTTTGGAAAGTGTTTTTTAAAGTAAGCTTCCCCTTTATGTTTTCGTGTTTCAAAATGAGTACCTTTATCTAATGTAACACTATCATTAGTAATTCTTACAATTTTGTCTAATGATTCCCAATAATCTTGTAAGTGAGTTTTCTTTTCTTGCTGTTTTTGTTTGTCCATTTTTATCACCTAAATAAAAAAAAAGAAAAAGAAAAAGTATTTAAAGACCGTTTGCTTTATTTCTGAATAGACCAAGCATAAGCTTGTAATCATATCCATCATCAGCATACTTATCAACTATCTGAAAAGCTTTTTCATCCTCATCTAATGGGCTAAAATCATATTCATCAAATTCTGGAATGATGTCGGATAATAGTCTATCAGCAAAGATGTTTGCGTCTTCATGTGCAACCAAAGTACGACCATAGTTAATGTCTCTAATTACCTCATCTAATTCGGTAATATTTTGAAGAACATCAATAAGTTTGATGTCTCCTTTCAAGAGTAATCCCTTTTCGATTACTCGACCAGATGTCCTAACGATTACTTGAACTTTCATTTTGTTCTTACCTCGCAGTTTTCTGCAACAATCAATTATTTGTTATCTATTTAAAGCTTTTGTTCAGTGTATTGTTGTACAATTAATAGCTTATAAGAAAAAAAATGTACAACTAATTAATCAAACTCATTAGTTGTAAGAAAAGGTATTGATTCATTTTTATGATGTTTATTTAAGATGTCAATGACAGATAATGAACACCTTTGAGCTACTAAAATACTTGATTGTAATCCACAAACATTTTCATCTTCAAGTTGAATCAGTTCTCCATCTTTATCGAGTATTGTTCTTAAATGATTGTTGTAACAAACAATATCATTAATGTAGTAAGCATAAGTAACATAAGTATTCAAATCATTCATTCTACAATCAATGACTAAATAGTTTATTGCTGTCTCATTAGTAAGTTCTTTAATCCATCTCACAACATTGTAACGTGACTCTAAATTATCAGTAACAAGAAAGAAAACATCAGTATGATTATTTAACAATGTAGGAATATCACCATTGTATTCTCTGTAATCTTCAAATCTGTTTTCAAAAGTAAAGATTAAAGGTAATGTTGATTGTGGTAATACTTCTAATAGATTATCTCTCAATGCTCTAACTTTGTAAAAGCTTTGTTGATGATGTTTGAAAAACTGATTAGGTAAGTTATGCAATGTCACTGAATCATAATCTATTAAACTAAAAACTCTGTAACCTAATCTACTCATTGTGTAAGCTATGTTACTCCCTAAAGTACCACAACCTACAAATGTCGAAATAGATGTTCTTATTTTATTCATATCAACACCACCATGTTGTTTAATGTACAATTCTCCAAGATTATCAATAGCTAAAGAGTTATCATCTTGCATTTTATCTCTCCATAATTTTGGAGTAATCAAACCATTAGATTTAATGATTAAATGTTCGTATTCATCATAACGTGAAGGTAATGTACTAATAATCATATCTTTAAGACTATCATAGTTACTAAAGTCATTACGATAAGAATTACCGAAATTACACATATCGGTATCTGATTCTCTGTCTTCTAACCAATCTGAAGCCATTTCATAAACTTCATCTGAATGACTCTCATAAACATCAGAGTCACTGTAATCTCCATCTATCCACATGTGTAAAGAATGACCGTTACTATTCTCATAATTACTTCTCAACTCTTCTAATTTACTATCTGTGTCTCTTATGTTGCTTCTTATGATATTGATTTCTTCTTTAGCTATCTCATAATCTTTTGCTGTATATTCTGTTTGTTCAACACCATCTTGATTTCTATCTTGAGAATCACCTAACAAAAAATCTATTGTGCTTACTCTTGATATTGTTGGTTTATTATCAAGTATTCTTTGTTTATTTTTCCACAATTCATAAAGCTTGTTTGTATCCCCTTGCAACTCATCAATTTGTTTAGATAAATCATTACACTCTGAAATTTCATTATCATATCTTTCTGCAAGACTATCAAGTAAATCACTTAAATTATCATCAATGTAGTTACTAACTGAATCATCACCGTCATTTAATTCTGTATCAAGTTCAATGTAAGACGCAACAAAGTCTTTATTCTTTATCTCATCTATCCTTTTTAGAATGACTTCTTTTTCATTATCTGGAATATTGAGTATCTTTTCAAATGACTTTTTATCAACTACTATTCTACTTAATTCATCTGTTGATATTCTGCTTCTATCCATCTCTATTAAATGAATACATGTACAATAGTAACAATAACATTCTTTATGATATGAATGTAATACATCACTAACATCTTTTAGGTTTTGATAAAAACTTATTTCAGCTAATTTTGTTGCATGATTCCTTCCTATTTTTCTATCAATAGTATTTCTTAAATTCAAATTATCCATACTCTCACGAAAGTGATTACCAAAGAAACAAAGTTCATTAGTTTCTTGTATGCTGTTTGCTATTGTATCATCAAAGTTAATACTTCTTAATCCTTCTATTAAGTTGTTCATAGTTTGAGTAAAAGAAAACTTCATACTATCTAACAATCCATCTGTAATGTTACCAAAACAATAATCATTTATTCCTCTATGACTATGATAATAATTAGTTGGAGTCACAATACCTTTCATAAATTTTCTACTGATTGTTAAGTTTGTTGAAATATTATCGTTTCTTACTCTATCGTAAATATCAACATAAATCAGTTCTTTTGAGTCTTTATTCTGAATGATTACCCCTTTAAATTTTTCCTCATAAACAGATAAATCAAAGAATCTTTGTTCTATTGGATTTGTAAAAAAGATTGTTACTCTATTATCTTCTTTATGCTTTAATACATGATACTCAACTGTATCACCAAGCTTGATTCCTTTATCCTCTTTCGATAGTTCATAAATCACACTAATAATTTTTTTAGCACTACTCTCATTCTGTCTTATCCTATCTGCTACAAACTTAATGTGTTCATCTAAATTAGAAATAAGTGGGTTATCTCTTATCGCTAACAGTCTGTTTTCAAAGTTAGTGTCATACATAGTAAATAATCACTCTCTCTTAAGTTTAAATACTTTTCTGTTAGGCTACAATTGTACAATTGTTACCTTATAAGCTCTATTTTGTACAATCCTCTTACCACAACCTTTTTAACTGTACAAATTAACGTTAGATTGAGTTTGACTGAAATATTATCAGTAACTCAATAGTGTCTTTGGGAAAAGGGAGAGGAAAGGTTTTATGCTGTTTTTCCTTCCTCTCTCAACACTTATTTAATTAGGTAAGCAGATTTTTAACTTACCTCAAATCTAATTAAATAGACCAAAGACCTATTAACCAAACAAACGTCTAATAGAACAAAAGACCAATAATAAGACCTATTAAGATGTAAGATATAGGACAGTGGGGAGATTGATGACTGCATGGGAAGTCATTATTCGTAAGTGCTAAAAAACCCCACACCCCCTCAAGAAACTTTTGTTCTATTAAGATGGTCTTTGTTCAAACACCCTTTTGATTAAATTAAGATGACTTTAAGATGGTACTTTAATAGGTTGATAAAACAGACATTTGATTAATAAAGAACTCAAGGATAAGTATATATAGTCAAGAAAGCCACCGTGAAGCCTTTAAACGACCAAGGAGTGACCTAAAGCCATGCTAAAACCAACCATCAGTCAAATAGCCTTCTGGAAGAAAAAAATAATGGTTTCAATAGATATAAGACGTTGGGCTAATGCCACGAGGTCATCACAGCTCTACTACGTTCTACGGCTTTACTATGATAGAGAGACAATGGTATTGACAGCGTATATCGGGAAGATTAACAGACAGAAAGCGTGGTTTTTAGAGATAAAAGACGAGTGGGTAAGGGAATCTCGTACAAGGTCTGCAAGGCTTTTTGTTGTTCCAGCAGTTCTAAGAGTATTCTGTGAAGAATCTTTTAGGAATGGTACCTTAATTAATATAATATAGGTACGATTCCTAAAAGAATTTCTAAATTATCAAGCTAGAGAGGCTGAGTATAGAAAAAGTCCCGCAAGCTCTGTACGAGAAGGCATTCACTTTTTAACAAATAGATAAAGGTCTGATTGATTAGATAGGAAGTTAAGTAAAGAGGATGCACGGTTTTTATTGTGATGGATATGGTGACAGCCACTCGTAGAGGGCAAAGATACTGCAATGAAAAGGTTTAAAAGGACAAACGAGAATCGTAGGATAGAAATATTATGGCATTCAAAATACCAACAACAGACGAAATAATAGGACTACACAAACGAGTTGTCAATGAAGCTATTGATGAAATGATAGAGAAACTAAAGAACGTTGAAGGGTATAAAGTTACTGCCACATTCTATGATGAAGATGCTGAATTGATAATCAAAGCATTAGAAGAATACAGAAGAAAATATTACGGTGAAGAAAATGAATAAAAAAATAAATGTATATGATACCAGTTATGTTGGAATGACTGAGAAAATAAAAGTACATGATAATGACTATTTGTGGTTAGTTAAGGAAGCAAATGAAAAGGTAAAGTTAAATAACATTTTATCTAAAAGATTAAATCATTTGTTACAACTAACACCAAAGAGTAGTATAAGAAGAAAAGAATTAGTTGCTTTGTACAATATGACAATACAAGAGAGACGTGATATGATATACTATTATGAAGCAACAATAGATGATAAGGAACAAACTATATCAACATTGATTGAAGACGTACCAGAGAATTATGGTATAGATGATTTACGGTTTTTGATAGATAAGTATCAGAAAGGCTTGTTGATAGAGTTGGAGATGAGATAAAAATGGAAAACAAAATGGATATCTATAATAGTGTTCTATGGGACATGATGGGTTATTTAACTGAAGAACAATGGCAAGATGCTCATAAAAGATTCGAAGGTGTTTCGTTAGAGAAAGACTTTAAGATACTAATAGCCATGTTTGATACTGCTTATAGAACAGATATTTATGGACTAATATACGGTGAAGAAGATGAGTGAAGAAAAGAAATCAGAAACACTGAACATTGCACCCAAATGGTGTAATTTGTTACCTCTCTATGCTGAGTGGTATGTACAAGGAAATGAAACCCAACGAGAGTTGGCTGAGAAAGAGTTCAAAAAGGTTAGCGGAATCTTAGACGGGATTAACGATGGTACTTATGAGCTAACCAAAACTGACAAAGAACTCAAAGAGAAAGGATTGATGAAAGATGGAAATTAAAGTCGATGGAATCATGGTATATGGTTTTAAGAAATCTAAATCATATGCTTGTAAAAGGACAACCTATGAAGACGAAAAAGATGAGAAAGGGAAAGTTATCAACACTTTTCAAGGTATGGAAAGAGATAACCCTTTTGAGTTTTATAGTGTAGATGACTGTGTATGGAAACAAGCTAATTACTATGGTGGATATAGTTCTACTAATAGTACTGTACCTTTACCTAAAGATGAAGCTATACCTATTGAATATGTAGATAAGATAGATTACAATATGGTTGTTGTTAAACATGGTAAAGGAAAGAAACAACATTTCAGAGTTCTATTTGCTAAAGAGAATGGACATTACTATAACATACATTGGGGTGGGTATTGGAGTACTCCCAGCGAAGAAGAAAATGAATGGAGAGGTACTACACCAATAGTATTCATGTCGATGGAATATGAATTAGTGACCAAGAACGAAGATGGTAAATGGGTGTTCATTGAAGATGTTAAAGAACACAATGAAATGACTGATGAATGGACAAAAACACTTGCTATGAGTGTCTTTGATAAAGACCAAGAAACCTTACCTTATGAGAGAGATTTATTGATATTAGACGAATATCATAAGAAACTAAAATCATTCATAAAGGAAAGCGAGGAAATTAAGTTCGAGAAGACACATAGATTTGATGAGTATAATTTCAGAGACACAAAGTTTGCTGTGGATAGAAAGAAGAAATCTTGTAGAGATAACATCGAAAGAATCAAACATGAGAAACAGATGTTACAATGGTACAAAAATGCTGAACTATCCAGAACTGATGCTATAAGAAACTTCTCGAAGTGGAACGACTATCTGTTGAAGAGAGAAATGGAAGGCGAATCGAAATGAGAACACTACCAGAAAAATGGAAAAAGAGGATTGATGACTGGTACGGAGAAAGCTATGAGACGCTTTATGTAAATCATAGTATAGATACTGCAATAGTCGTCTTGAAAAACATACCAGACGAAGAATATAATGAGCCACAACAAATTCATGTGGTAAGATTATTTACTCTGGGTGGAGAACAAGTCAATATATCTATTGATGAAAAATTTAACATCCGTGGCGATAACATAACAATAGAGAGAGTGAAATACTGATGACCGAGCATGGAGAATTACGTAAGACTTTCTTATATTGGTCAGTTACTTGTAGAGATACTTACATAGATGTAGATGTCACTACAATGAGATACAATGCCGAAACAGATGAATGGGAAGAATACGACAAGGATACGGTGACCATAAAAATGAGTGATTTAGAGGAGTTGGGTATAGTATGACCAATAAGAGTGAATTAAAGGTTTTATTTGTTCAAGCAAAAGATTATCTTGATAGAATGATTAAGGAAGAAGGGTGGAAACCAGCTACCATAAAGAATTTCTATAAGATTAAGAAACTGCTTGTTGAAATAGACGAACTGTTGGATGGTAGATTATGATGGCAGAAATAAGCAGAGTTTATTCTGCTACCATCTCAGTTCCATTGAATAGTTGTGATTATCCAGTACAACAAGAATGGATAGAGATACAAGAATTTGAAGGCTACTTTTGTGAAGGTTGTAATGAATACATAACTAAAGAAGAAATAGAGGAACATAGGAGCTGTTGATTAAGATGAAAAGAATATACCAATATCATAAAGGATTGCATGATTGTCACTATGTGTTTAAAATATCTTTTATGGGTAATGCTTTTACAACAAGTGTTTATGAGTTTGAAGATTATGAAGAAGTTGAAGATTTTATCACTTCTAATATTCCAGATTGGGATTTCAATAATGATTCAACTCATTCAGAGGTGTTTTAATGACAAAAGAATTATGTAATCTATGTGGTGTCAAACAAGAATCCTTTCTTGAGATTGACCACATTGATTATGTTGATAGATACAAAATTGAAGCTACTTGTAGATGGGTTTGTAAAGTCTGTGATACTAGAGCTGATTGGACATTTGTAAGAGAATATTATTCCAACGATGATAAGGAGATGTTTCCAGATGGATGATAATCATAAAGAAGCTATTGAAGAACTGATATGGGATATTAGACATGAGTATGTAAGAGAAGACTTAGACGGACTCAAGTCAAGACTTATTAGATTAGGTGAATTTCTAAGTAAAAGGAGAGATGATTAAAATGTACGCTGACCAAGAATTAAAATTATGTATAGCGATAGATAGAATAGCTCAAATTAGAGATTTACTTGGAGACGAATATAATCAAGTACTTGTTAGGGCAATAAATCTTATTAACTGTGCCATAGATAACAACGAAGCGGGTATGCATGAAGATGACTTAAAACAATTCATAGACGAGTTTGCTGGAGCTGAAGAAGATGAGTGATTATCTTTTTATTTACACATGTTGGAGATGTGGCAAACCAGCTGATAAGAAAAGACTATGTCATAAATGTATAAAGGAGTTTTCTGATATGATTAATGGAAATTATGACAGTGAAAAAGAGGAACTCAAAAGTAGAGGTTATGTTAAATGAGTATCAGTTGGGCTATATTAGTTGAAAGACTAATAGATGATGAATGGATTTTTGTGGATAAGCTTAGTGGTGATTATGGTAGTGGTTTTTTTGAATATATCAGAAATGAATTAGGAGAAAGACATACACCAGATGATATTTGTTATATCATTCAAAAATACCATTTTGACGCATATGAAGAACATATGAGTTGGTTAAATTCTAAAGTCAAAGCATGGACAATTACACCTAAATTATGGGATAAAATACTTCGAGACTTTGGAGAAAAATTCACTTATTTTCCAGAAGATATGAGAGGATACATAAGTGATTTGGATGGATTTCCATATGATTACGCATACTACTCTGAATTTGATGAAGATGTCCGAGCAACGATAATGTGGGTGTAATAAATGGCACAGTGTAGGCATTGTAAAAAGATAATAACTTTAGTAGCACATAAAGTATATGTTAGTAGTGGGAGTTATTACTATCTTTGTGTGTCTTGTCACGAAGAGATGAAAAAGGATGATAAAGACTATCAACTTATATTAAGAGGTTATATGAAATGATGACCGATGATAACCCAATTTGTGATAGATGTGGAAAAGTTGTTCCCCATGTGAGTGTAGGTGGTTTTTTAGGAGCTGTTGTTGAATTTTGTGATGAGTGCCTTGATGAACTCAAAGCCCTTCCCAATTTTGAAGAGAACTGTTCTATGCCAATATTATCAGAAGAACAAAAATTGATTAAAAGAGGGTATATGAAAAATGGATAGAACCGCTTCAGCATTTATTGAAATAGTGAAAGAAAGACTTGGATATGAATTAACGGACATGCAAAAAAGAGTCCTTTATGCTAACGGACATTATGCTCTTGGTTGTAATAGACAAGATGGTAAGACCACAGTTTTACTTCTTAAAGGAATACTTAATTTCATTCAAAATCAAGACAGTAGAATATTGTTTGTAAGTCCAAATCAAGCCATGCTTGAATGTGCTAAACAAGAACTTCATCGGTTAGTAACAGAACTTCGTTGTATTTATCCAGCAATTTATTTTGCATTACCTTATGTTTTACGTGGTAGTAGTTTTGATTTAATACTTGTAGATGAAAAAGATTTGTGGCGTGATAGTCATGATTTTGACCCAGAGTTACAATTAAGACCAGATGGTCAAATAATGAGTTTATATACAAGAGAAGGTTTTATTACAAGACAAGTCGTCATAGACTCAGTGTTACAGAAACTGATAGAAAGAGGCTACATGAAATGATATGTTTTGGTTGTAGAACTGATTTATCTGATGATAAGCATCATTATATTATAGATTCTGGAAGTTCTCGTTCATATCGTCTTTGTTCTAATTGTTATACCCCTCCAAGCAAGAGAAACAAAAATGAAGAACTGATTAAAAGAGGGTATATAAAGTCAGTTTAAGATGAATGGATTTACACTTAGTGTCCATACTTGATTTATATCCAATTCTTTATCTACATCTCTTTCTAACCAAATCTTTTTTCCTCTTTTATATATTAGTCCTCTTGTTCTTTCACATTGACGTTTTTCTCCTTCCATTACTCTTTCAAATTCTTCTGGTAATAGTCTCCCTACAAATCTTTCATCATGTCCTTCCTTCAATATTATAAACCATGTTCCGTAAAAGTCTTGTCTGATTTCTCCTCTTCTCTTTTTAGGCTTTACTTTCATATCAGTCATGTAACAAGTACCCATCTAATTATATTTAAAGGTTTCTATTAGTACAATCGACCATCTAATCAATTAGAAGAACTGCGAAGAATAGACTTTTATAGACAGAAATTAATAGTTTGATAGATAAAAATGAACGATAATAAAGAATCTGAAAAATGTGAGCATTGCGAAGCTTTACAAGAGACATTATTACAAGTCTATAGCTGGGATGATAGTCATGTTTGTTTAGAGATACAAGACTATTGTCAAGAATGTGGCAATGCTTGGGGTGAAGCTTATTTACGGACATATAAACGTTCAAATTTTGAGGATGATAGAGATGAGTAAAGAAAGGATATATTGTGGTGTTGAAGAATCTCATCCCGATGAGGCTTGTGGTCACGGAATGTTTAGAATATATTTAGCAAGAAACATACATGGAGACTCCTTATTAGTTGAGTGTCCAAAATGTAATGAAATTGTTATGGATATATCATTAGACGAGTGTGAATGTGAAGACTTAGGACATGATTATAATGACATGCTCTGGGAAATAAGAGCAGACCAAATGAGTAGATGAAGATGAGAATAAGAGAAACAATAGAAGAAATTAACAGAGGATTTTCAATGATAGGAAAATTAATTCAAACCATACGTGAAAAAATACTTGATATAGAAAAAAGATTAGACAAGTTGGAGAACGATAAAGATGGCTGAAGTAATAAAAATTAACGCACCAGAAGTAACAATAAGTGTTGGAAGATGGAATGTTGTAATCACAGCAAAATATTCCTCTGGTAATACATCTAAATGGATTATAAGTGCTGACCATGGTTATACTGAAGGTGATGGGATATATTTTGCAACAGAAGAAGAACATAAGAAATACTTAAAGGAGACATGGTGATGAGCTTTAAAGTTAAACATATTACTGGAACTATTAATTATGAATGTGAAGTCTTAGAAGACTTGAGAGAGTTCATAGAAGAACTAGAAAAGATAATGGAAAAGAAAGACCGAATAGATGGTTTTACTGCCGAGTTCGACATCTGGTATAGAGAAAAAGTAGGAGATAGAGATGAATAGTTGGAAGACAATTTATAATGGTGACAAACCAAGTCCAGCTACACGTAAGATTGCTGAACAATTTCCAAATATTTCTGAGCATTTGAGTGTTCTTGATTACGGAGCTGGAAAAGGAAGGAATAGTAAATACCTTTTCGAGAAAGGATTCGTAGTCATGGCTTATGATAAATATAAAGACAAGATAGACAATAGAGTATTCCCATTATATGATACTTTGAAAGATATAAAAGATTTGTATTGGGATATAGTTCTTTGTTCTTATGTCATCAATGTTATTGAACCTAAAGAAAGAGATGAATTGATTAAAGAATTGTTTAAGTTAAAATGGACTTATCTTATACTTGAGACAAGAGATGAGACACATATAGTTTCTGAAGCACGTAAAGGTAAATGGCCTTTATATAAAGATGGATTTATGACCAGCAGAGGAACTTTTCAGAAAGGTTTCACTCTTAGCAGTATGAGAGAACTATTGTATCAGAACACTAAAAGTATATTGTATACTAATATATATACTAAGAGTCATGGTAATATTTCCCTTAAGATAGAAAATCTTGATGAGCTTCATCAGAACTTCTATAAGAGGATTTTCGAGAACTGGCCTAAAAAGGATGATAAGAATGGATGAAATTAATGAGATTTTATGTGAATATGAACATTGTGAAAAAATGGTGGAAGAATATGATTGTTTTGTGTTAGAATGGCACTATCCTTCAGAATACGAGGTAAGTCAATTTGAAGAGAGACACTTCTTCTGCTCATTTAAATGTGGAGCTAATTATATGCAACAGTGTGAGTATGGGTGATAAAGATGAGTAAAAAACCTAATTATACTTTTATAGGAAGTGTAGTTGTAAACATAGCCATGTTTTGTTTAATTATGTCTTGGAGACTATGGGATGACGTAACTGACCTTTTCTTTACCATGTGGTTGCTTATGCTTTACTTCAATATTTTTACTATTTATTTTATGTCACGTAATTTTAAAGAGATAGGTGAAAAAAATGAGTAGAATAAAAGAGATGTTTTATGATACCCCAAGTGGTAACATCACCATAAATTTCATCGAAGAATGGAGTGAACTAAAATCATATAAGAAGACAACCCATATTGAAAAGAAAATAATACATTTAGACATTGATGATGTTAGAGATTTATTTAAAAAGACCAAAGAATTTTTAGATTGGTATGATAAAGGATTGAGAAAAATGAAAGTAGAAAAGAAAAAGAAGAATAGATGGTATCCATTTAAAAGGATAAGAGAACAGATTAGAGTTTTGAAGTCATTATCTAGGATTGGTGAATTGGATGACTGATTATCAAGAAGTGTATTTGGAAGGATTGAAAAACATTCTTGAGGCGATAGAGATTGAAGGCACTAAACTTATCAATGCTGTTAATGATGACTATGGTGAACGTAATTATATAGTTGCTATGCGAACACTTTATAATAACATTTTTTCTATCATTGAAATAGAATTTAATATGGAGATAGATTGATGACAACATTATTTATAGTTGATGCTTCTGATTATGATGACCATTCAATATTTGGTATATTCGATACATTTGAAAAAGCAGAGTTTTGTTTAGCAGAAGTTATTAGAGAAGATGGTGATGATGGATTTTATTCTCCAAAGAGTTATAAAATAGAAGAAATAACTTTGAACGGAATTTATTACACTGGATTCTATTCATATACATGGAATCAGAGAAACAATACTCCCGAAATGATTGCTGAAAGGACGAAAAAAATGCGAGAGGAAGCCAGAAAAAATGAGACGTAGAAGACTACTTTTTCTAAGAGTTAGACTATGGGAAAAATTAGCTCGTTTAGTTAATAGAAGGAGACGACATATTTCTCGTAAGTTTTTTGATGGTGTTAGATAAACGTCTAATTAATTAGTTTTTAATACATTAGTCCTAATAAATATTTGTTTAATCTTACAATTATTTATTTAAATAGTCGTTTAATTGGGCTGTAATGGAGTGTAGAGCCTAAATAGATGGCTAATTAAATAAATGAATATCTAATAGATGAAAAGAAAATCTAATGAATTGGATTAACTGTAAAGAAAATGTTTATAAAGAAGGAAGAGAATAAAGAGATGAAGAAGATGAAATACAAAATGAAAATAAAGACTGCGGTATATGGTGGATTTACAAGAGTGGAAGATGTGTATGATTCTTTGGCAGATTGTTTGAAAGCAATATCAGATTATTTTTGTGAGAGAGAAGAGTTACAATACATAACAGATAAAGATTTACCAGACCATAATGTAGCAGAAAAACTTAGAGTAGATATAGAAAGGACTGAATAAAATGAGTAGAGAATTTGAGATAGCTGAACTATTCCAAGTAGAATATATTGGTGAGAAGAGATGGTGTGCCGTGATAAAGTTACATTTAGATAGTATAGGTTATTATCATAATGGTTATGTTCAATTAAAAGACAATGAATTTAAAAGCGACTTAGTTGAAGATACAAGTATGCTTACAGAAGAAATAACTTTTAGTGGTGAGGCAGATTTTCTGAAAGCACTCATCAAAGGGATACTTATGTATGGGTTTGATACTATACATGTATGTGATACACCAGAAACACAATCATTTGAAGATGTGAGAAGAAGAACAGTAATATTGGCACATGAAATGATAGATGAGAGGATATGATGACAGAAGAATATCACGAACTATTAAAGAAGGCGAAAGAATATATAGGAGATTTCCCAGAGGATAAATGTCTTGTTACTGATTTAGAATTTTTAGATACTTGGCAAGAGATTAATCGTTGGTTAAAAGCATTAGAAAACTATCATAAGAAAACACATATACCAGTACCTTTTGATGAGTGGGTTGAATATTGGAGTGAAGATGGATGACAGATTATGAGACGATGCCTTTTGAAGAGTGGAGAAGAAGGATAATGGAAAGAGGGAGAGAAATACATCTTGCTAATGGTAGTCATATTCTAACTGCATCAACACCAATAGTTTCTTGGTTAGAAGAAGACTCTATACATCCAGATGAGTATGAACATGAAATGATTCCTAATCCGATGATGGAAATGTTAAGAGAAAAAGTATTAAAAACCATACGCGGTTCTGAAGATGATTTGATAGAAAGAGGTTATATGAAACCATGAAAACCAGAACTGAAAGATGGAAGCTCTGGGAGATAGTTTTAATGGGTTGCTTGACTGGAGCTATTACAGCTATAATTATAGTGTTTAGTGTATTATTCGGGTGATGATGGTGACTGGTCTAACATATGAACTGATTAAACAGTTAAAAGAAGTGTTACATGACGAAAGCTTTGAAGCTGGAATGAGAAGGTCTTTTGAAAGACGACTTCATCGAATAGAACAACAAAGACTAGAGAAAAAACAACAGAAATTAAAAGAGTTAAGAGCAAGAGGCTATATACAATGACAGATAGAAAGTTTAGTGATGATGATTATGAGGAACTATATTACAGAATAGCTCACAAACTAAATAATATGTATCTGTTAATACAAACTAAAATCAATGTAAAAACTATGGGAAGGAAACTTGTCTGGCAAAAACAGAGAGCAAAAGAGAAATCAATATTACTTGAAGAAATACTTAAAACAATGAGAAAACCGAAGAGGAAGAAAAGATGATGACAACTTATATGAGTGCGAACGCAGAACTTAGACTAGGTGGAGAAACAATAGGTACAGTTACAGAACTTAATGTAAATCAAGATTATAATAGTTATATGACTGGTGGTATAATAGGAGTACCAAGAACAATACACAGACAAGTTGGTGGAAGATATGCTACTTTTACTGCTTATATTAGTAAAATTGATATGTATGATGAATTTATAAATAGATGTCCTATGGGAATACAAAACATAGAAGTAGAATTAAATGGTTTATATGAAGACAGAGTGTTTAAAATAGAGGGATATGCAGAAAACTATGAGATAACAGACGATGGCACAATAATTATAACACTCGAATCTTGGAAGTCCCCAGAAGAACAAGAAGCGGAAGCGGTTTTAAATGAATTAAGAAGAAGAGGCTATATGCAATGACAATGGGAAGTATGGAAATAAATCCTTTGTTGGTTGGGAAAAAAAGAAAGAAACCAACACTAAAAGAAAAAATCAGAGGATTTTTTAGAAAGTTGAAACAAACATACAAGTTAAGTCATATTAAAGTAACACATAAAGGCGATGTAACTTCATATGATGTGGAAAGTGGTATGCCTAAATCTAAAGTTAAAAATAGTTTCTATATGTGGATAGATAGAGCTGGTAGGATATACAATGAGGTAGATGAAGATGACTGAAAAAAACGTATATGGAGTATTTGGTAGTGATTGTGGGGGATATCAGCTTGTAGCTTTATTTTCTTCAATAGAAGAAGCAGAAAAGTTTTATGATAAAGAAGGATGGGACAACATGTGTAGTCTTATAGTTTTTGAAACATATGAAGATTGTGTGGAATATAAAAAAGGAGAAAGAAAAGTAGATGGATGAAAAACTACCAGATTGGGTTGAGATAAGAAAGTGTCCTTATTGTCATCAAGACTATGAACATTTTGACTGGTGTAAATATTATAAATCGAAAGGAAAAACATGTAATGACCCTAATTGTAGAGAATGTTTAGGAGACAGAGCATTAGTATTTGATGTGACTTAAAATGGATGACTGGGAAACAGAGTGGAAAAAAAGATATGATTGTCCTTTGTGTAAGACTAATGACAATCGAGAGATGGAAAGAAAACCAGTAAAAAATGATAGTGGTTATAGAACATATTATAATGACTATATAATTTATGTTTGTAAAGAATGTGGAAACATTTATGGAGTTGAAGTATAAATGGACGAAGAAAGACTTAATATGTTTAATACAACAATGGTCATCTTGGAGACAGTAGACCATATAGATATGCCTAAGTTACAGATATTTATCAAAGACCTTATGACAAGAGAGTGGAACGAGTGTCTTAAGTATGAGATAAAAACCGCAGAAGAGTTCTTTGAACTATTCAATCAAATAAATGAAATAGACGAAACGGCTTTTTTCAGAACCATAGATGATAAACACATCGCTTGGGATTTTGTTGCCATGCAGAATGGTATGATTGCTTACAAGCTTTCTAACACTGGAAAGATTTTACAGAAGTCACCTAAAGACTTACACAAATATATCAAGCTTATTCGTCACGTAAAATATAAACGAGAAGGAGAAATAGGATAATGTGTAAAAAAGAAAAGAAAGAAGAGTGGTGGCAAATAGATGTTGGCGAACATTGGTCATCTGTATTGTGGAAAAGAATGCAAGATGAAAATTGGGAAAGATTAAAAAAGAAATGGAAAGAGGAAGAAGAAAATGAAGAAATACCCGAAAATAGACCACAAAACTAAAAGTGGAGTGAATTTTAATCCATTCGAATCAGATTGTAATATACTTATACAAGAAAAGGTCGATGGAGAGAACTTTAGAATACAGATAGCGAGAGAATTTAAACCAGAAGGAATACCTACCGCTGAATATACTTTTATGTTTGGTAGTAGAAATGTTGATGATATTCAAGAAGGTTCTGGGTTTGGTCATGCTATAAAATATTTTAAAGAAGAAGCGAAGTTTAGACCTAAAGATATAGACTATATGTTTAAAATGCTTTCTAAACACTACAAAGCACCAATACATAAAGTTGCTATCTTTGGAGAATATATGCCAAGCTCTAAACCTAAGAAAATACCTTATGACCGCCATCCTAAGAACTATATGGCGGTATTTGATATCATGGTTGCTAATAAAGAGCAATATGCTTTTCTGCATCCAGCAGACACAAAATATGACGCTGTGTGTGAGACATTACAAATAGACCAAGTTCCTACACTTTATCTTGGTAATGGTAGTGGTATGCAAGACTTTATTAAAACAAATGAAGCGTTCTTTGACAAAGAAAGTTATCTTGGTGGACATAAGATTGAAGGAACTGTAGCTAAAAGCTATGATAACTTCTTGGACGAAAATGGAGTAAAAATGGTTGATAATTCTTATGGTGGAGATAGACTTGCTTTACCCATGATTAAGTTTGTAAAGCAAGTCTATCTCCACCATAAGAATTA